TGTATAACAATCATCTGATCAGGATGAAGAAGTGGCTTCAGGAAGAATGGGGCGTCACAACGTATTCCCTGAACCCGTTCGTGAACTTCAACTTAGAAGGACACACCTTCGAAGGCGCATCATGATCCCGAACTTCATCGTGCCGGTCCTGAACCGTTACGATCTTCTTCAGCGAATGCTGGATTCGATCGACTTCCCAATCAGGGATCTTCTGATCATCGACAACGGTGGCGAACTGAATCACGTGAAGTTCCCGAAGACTGTCCTGAATTCGCATGTGCTGTCGATGCCAGCGAATCAGGGTGTGTCGGGATCCTGGAATCTGGGGATCAAGTGCTTCCCCCATGACAACATGTGGATGTTCGGATCGAACGATGTGGTGTTCGGTGCGAATGCCCTTGAGAGACTCTCACAAGCCCGTAGGGACGAAATAACCCTGACTGAGTCCTTCCCACACTGGCAGGCGTTCGTCGTCGGAGATGACGCCCTACGGCGTCTGGGGCTATTCGATGAATCTATACACCCTGCATTCTGTGAAGACGTGGACGCGACGATCAGGGCAGAACATCATGGCGTGACGTTGCGGAAGGTTCAGATCCCGATCCACCATGACAACAGTTCGACGATCCATTCGGATGGGCGCTTGAAGGTGTTGAATGCCAGCACGCACGGATCTAATGACAAGTATCTGCGGGACAAGGTTGCACGTGGTGACTTCAGCGAAGGTCGATGGGATCTTGATCGTCGAAGGGCTAATAGTTGGGATGAAAAAAAAGTTTGAAAAAGTTGCGAATGGGCTTGCGTGATCCATAATCCATCTGTATAGTTCTTTACATAAGCAGTTCACACAGAAGGGAAACAAAATGAACTACACAACCGAAACCTTTGAAGCAGGATCAGAATTCCGCGTAACGACGTGGGAAATCGTTCCCGCGAAAAATCGCTACAGCGATCCAGGAACGCGGAAGACCCATTCAGAAATCTTCGCAACACTGGAAGAAGCAACAGCCTATGCCGACACTCTGGATGTGGAATATGATTCTACCTGGGAAGAAATTTCTAAAAAACTAGATCAGAACCTGTCAGTGCTAAGGGACAAGCAAGTCATGGTAAGACGACCTGGGAACAAAAACTTCACTGGCACCTATTGGGCGAAGAAGGCATAGGAAGGAAATCGAAACAAGAATCCCCCGCTTCGGCGGGGGTTTCTTCTGTGCATCAATGGTGATGCCACCGGTAGAATAGAAGCGGATAGGATTCTAAATGGCAATTACTAATGGCTACGCCACACTGACCGACGTCAAGTCTGCATTCAGGGTTCCCAGCGATGACACAGTCGATGACTCACTTCTGGAAATCGCCATCGAAGCGGCATCCCGTGAGATCGACGGATACACCGAACGCATCTTCTACAACGCTGGAACCGCGACCCGCGTGTACGTCCCACAGGACTCATTCACCACACAGATCAATGACCTGGTATCACTGACCACGTTGAAGTCTTCTTCTGATGGTGTCAGCTTCGATCAGACATGGTCCGCTGGCGACTACCAGCTAGAACCCCTGAACAACATCAGTGGTGGACTCACAGGGCATCCGTCTACCCGCATCCGTGCGATCGGTTCGCTGGTGTTCCCACTGTGGGATCCGCGCAACATCAATGCACATCAGGCGACGGTACAAGTTACTGGCGTATGGGGCTGGTCAGCCATTCCACATGCAGTGAAGCAAGCCTGCATCATTCTGTCCATGCGCCAGTTCAAGCGCTTTGACACGCCCCTGGGATTCAGCATGGATGAACTGGGTGCCCTTCGGATCGGAAGGATCGATCCCGATGTGGAGAAATTATTGATGCCCTTCAAGAAAGTTCGCATGGCGTGAGTATCACCGACATTCGTAATGCGCTAGCTACGAACCTGCGGACGATCAGTGGGCTTCGTGCTTCGGAAGACATTCCGGATAACCCCATGCCACCACAGGCGATCGTGTCTTTAGAGAACGTGGACTACGACAACGCGATGCAGGGCGGTCTAGTTACCTACCAGTTCCGTGTGTCAGTCCTGGTAGCGCGTGCGGACGAACGGTGGGCACAGCTTCGACTGAACGATTTCGCGTCCACAGGATCCGGTGGGATCAAGAACGCGATCGAATCAGATAAGACGTTAGGTGGTAACGCCTATGACGTGCAAGTCACGACGATGACAAACATCGGTACGGTATCATTAGGTACAGACACCGTCCCGTACTTATCGGCGGACTTCGTTGTCACGGTATACAGTAACTAAGGAGAAATAAGCATGGCACGTTTCGTCGGGAACGACTTCTCAGTCGAAATAAACTCTGTCGATTACAGTTCGTCGATTGCCGCAGTTAGCCTGGAAATGAGTGCAAACGCAGTCGAGACTTCCAGCTTCGGTAATGAGTACGTCAGCCGGATCGGTGGTCTGAAGGACGCATCAATCACCCTTGATTGGCACGCCGACTTCGCCAGCGGATCTGTCGATTCCGTAATCTTCCCGCTTCTGGGCGCAAACGCTACTGTCGTAGTCAAGCCCACTTCTGACGCAGTTTCGGCTAACAACCCGTCTTACACTGGCGTGTTCCTGGTCGAAGGTTACAGCGTTGAAGGAAGCGTCGGTGAGTTGTCCACGTTCAGCACCACTTGGTCGCTGGCTGGCACCGCTGGTATTACTCGCGCCACAGCCTAGTTTCGACTAGACTGTCCGCATGAACTTCGAACTAGAGATTACATTCGCGGACGGCACGACTAAGGTCGTTCAGGTGAAGGCGCAGGACATCGTCGCCTTCGAACAGCACTTCGATATGTCGATGGCTGATCTTGAAAAGAACGTCCGTCTTACTCACTTGTTCTTCATGGCGCACTCTGTGTGTAAGCGTGAAGGTGAAAAGAAGGCGTTCGATGACTGGCTGGCAGGCGTCGATATGGTCCAGGCGACTGATTCAAAAAAAGCGAACTAAAGCCATTAGGTGAACAGTCAATGCACTGGCGTATCGCTACGCTGGCTGTAGAGACTGGAATTTCCCCACTTGACCTTCTGGCGCTGGAACCGCGCATGCTGTGGACGATCGAAAAGTATCTGATCGGTCGCGCTAAGAATCAGAATAAGGCGATGGCACAGTCCCGTAGTAGCCCACGGAAGCGCAGGTAGAATAGTAGGGGATTGGAGATCGCCTTGAGAATTGAAGCTAGTGTTGACCGCGACAACATCCAATTCGTTCTGAAGGAACTACGGGCGATCGATAAGCAGTCAACGAATAAGCTTCGGTCGCGTCTTCGTACTGGACTGGGTGATGTGACGGCACAGATCCAGGCTGACATTCCACGTACACCACCGATCCGGAAATCGAATCCACCGTATGAGACGATGGGGCACCGTGGTCGGACGAAGTGGAAGGGTGTCAATAAGCCCATCGTGAAACTGTATGGTGGCGACTTCGGTAAGCAGGGTCACAACCTGGTCGTCATCGAAGTCAAGGGTGGTAAGGACAAGTTCGGTTTCGAATACGCAGAATTGGCTGGTATCCGTTCACGCCCACCAGGACGCATGTCACGTCGATACACCCGTCGCGGATCTTCTAAGGTAATCCAGCACCGTCTGAACGGGCAGGGTGATGCCTTCATCGAAGCGTTGCAGAAGGCGAAGCCCATCAAGGGTAAGGCTGGTCGTTTCGCCTACGACGCATTCCTGAAGGAACGCACCGCGATTATCCAGAAGACGGTGGGGATCCTGGACGACTTCATGGCGGAATACAACCGTAAATTCGATGCAAGGATGTTTGGTATCTAATGGCTGGCGGTCCAATTCGGCTACCTATTGTTTCGAAGTTCGACAATAGGGGCGTCAAGAACGCGGTCGATGCTGTAGGGAAGTTCGCTAAGAACACTGCTATAGCGATGGGTGCCGCAACTGCGGCAGTCGGCGCATTCGGTATTGCGTCCGTTCGATCGTTCGCTTCGTTCGATGCGGAGATGACGAAGTCTCTGGCGATCATGGGTGACGTCAGTCAGGTCATGCGCGATGAAATGGCTGTCACCGCACGTGAAGTTGCGAAGGCGACCACATTCAGTGCCGATCAAGCCGCAGAATCGTTCTTCTTCCTAGCGTCCGCAGGTTTGGATGCACAGGCGTCGATCTCCGCTATGCCACAGGTGGCACGGTTCGCACAAGCCGGTATGTTCGACATGGCGCTGGCTACAGATCTTCTGACAGACGCACAGTCCGCACTGGGTCTTACCGTCCGTGACGACGCTGTCAAGAACCTTGAGAACCTGACACGGGTATCCGACACGCTAGTCAAGGCGAACACATTAGCTAACGCATCGGTGGAACAGTTCTCCAAAGCTTTGACGACGAAGGCTGGTGCGTCACTCCGTCAGGTCGGTAAGGACGTTGAAGAAGGTGTCGCCGTTCTAGCGGCATTCGCCGATCAGGGTATCAAGGGTGAACTAGCCGGTACACAACTGGGTATCGTGATGCGCGATCTGTCCACTAAGGCGATCGACAATAAGAACGAATTCCGACGCTTCGGCATCGAAGTCTTCGACTCAGCCGGTGAGATGAACAACATGGCTGACATCGTTAGCGACCTTGAAGGTGCGCTGGCGGGCATGTCAGATGAAACGGCGAAGGCAACACTTCTGCAACTGGGCTTCAGTGACAAGTCACTGGCGTCCCTGATGGCTTTGATGGGAACATCCGAAGCGATCCGTGAATATGAAGCCGAACTACGCAACGCTGGTGGGACCACAGACACGGTTGCCAATAAGCAATTAGAGACATTCAACGCGCAACTGGAACTGATGAAATCGCGCTTCGCCGACATTATGCTGTCCGTCGGTGAAGGTTTGACACCTACGCTGATGACGTTCGTGGAAAACATGGGTCCGCTTCTGGATCAGCTAGGTCCAGCACTGATCGGCATGTTCGAAGAATTAGGTCCAGTCCTTCAGGACATCTTCATGGAACTGCCTGGGTTCATCGAATCCTTGACGCCACTGATTCCAGTAATCGGTGACATCGCGCTACTGGTGTTGTCAATAGCCGAAGCGATCATGCCGGTACTGTCTGGTGTGATCGAAGGGTTCAGTCCTATCCTTGAAGGATTCACTGGTGCTATGGCGGAGAACGGTGAAGTATTAGGTGCCTTGATCATCGCCACTGGTCTGTTCGTAATTGCGCTTCGCGCCGTCAGCACAATGCTTATGGTGTTCACTGGTGCTAGTGCGGTCGCTGGTGGTGCTGGTGGTGCCGGTGGTCTATTCGCTGTGATCAAGGCACACCCGTTCGTGGCGTTCATCGCCGCAATCGGCGCGACCATCTTCAGTCTGAATCACTTCTACACAGCCACTGAAACTGGTAAAGAATTCGTCAAGTCGTTCGTATCAAGCACGATTATTCTGGCACTGGAAATGCAGAACGCATTCGCAGAAGCCATGAACAAGTCCGCACGAAACGTTGAAAAGTTCGTCAACTTCTTCGTCGAAGGTGCGGAAACGATCATCAAGGGTTTATCTGCGATCAGTGGTCAAGAAATTAGAGTGGATCTTCCGAAGTTGCGGTTCGATCGTATGGAGATCATCGGCGAAGATGAAATCAAGCGTCGTGCCGGAACACTGTTCGATGACATGAAGTTCACTCCCAGAAACTTCACTGGTGGTCCAGGAAGCTTCATGCGTGATGACACTGCCAGAATGCTTCTACGTGCTGGTGGTACTGGTGCAAGCCCATTCGATCTGGGTACGTTCAGGACGCCGATGGATCCTTCCGCGTTCGCTTCGTTCGCCACTGGACGCAACTTCCAATTCGAACAAGGCATTAGCGGATTCCCTGGACTAGGCACACAAGCCGTTTCAACGGACAACCGACAGTACGTCTTCAACATCGACAGTGGTCTGATGGGTGATCCGGACGCCATCTCACAACAGGTGATGGATGTGCTGATCCGGTACGAACAGACTTCTGGTCCGGTCTTCGCTAGATACACAGGCTAATCATGGCGACTGTCGTAGAGATTAGTGCCACGGAAGGGTTCATCCTGGATGACCCTGTCTATGGTGTGCTGGATACTTCTGAACTGGGTGGCACGGTGTGGAAGGACGTGTCTTCTTCTTTGATCACGGCGAACATCAATCGCGGGAAGTCGCGTCGCCTTGATAGGTTCCAGCCTGGTC